GCCGTGATCGCGGAAGCGGAGATATCGACCCCGATGTAGCCGGGGAGCTCCGGCATCCAGTAGCCCTCACCGCAGGAGGCGTCGAGGATGGAGCGCGCACCGATCCCGGCCATCAACTCCGGCAGGATGCGTTGCAGACGCTCCGTCGCCTCGAGCGTCGACCCCGGACCGGAGCGCGTCTCGCTACCCGCCCAGCTATTACGCCGGTAGATCGACTCGAAGATCGTCCCGCGCATATCTCTCCGCCAGTAGGGCTCTCATCGCCTTCACGTCTGTTGTCCCTCTGTACCGATCGCCGAGTTCCTGGTTACGCCGGTAGCGGGACAGATGCTCGTTCCTATCCGCGCTCCGCGCGTGCCACAGGTGCCATACGGGACCGGGGATACGGATCGTGTCTCCTGCGAGCACGCGGCACGCTTGCGCGAACGCGACGTCTTCCTGCCCCCAACCCACGAATCGTTCGTCGAAGCCCCCGATGAGATCCCATAACTCGCGCCGGCAGACGACCACGGATGACTCGTGAACCTTGCTACGGAACCGCACGCCTTTGTTCCAGACCTCCGGCGACTGCCACTGCGGCTCGGGACTCCATCGGTTCAAGGGGAGCTCGTCTGACAACACCTTCGCCGTCATGTGCGGCGTGAGGCCGCGGTACTCGTCGAACGCGAACGTCAGATGGCCCGTTGTAGCAGCGGTGACTATCGCTCTTCGTACCTGGTCCGGTTCGCACATCACATCCGCATCGAGGACGACTGCGACGTCCCAGTCTCCTTCGGCTGCGTTGTTGATCGCTGCGGAACGGTTGAACGCTCCGTCTGGTGAGGAACCGACGACGATCGGGAAGTCGGGGAAGTCCTTCTCCCATCGTGCTCGGGTGAACCCCCAGAGCTTGTCTCGATACTCGCCGTCCGATCGCCACGGCACCAGGAATCGGACGTTCACAGATCGACCCCCTCGTAGCGAGCGATGATCTCGTGTGCCCACGCCAGGATGTCCTGCACCCGCTGCCCGGCCGGTTGCGACCGGATCCAGAGTTCCAGGTTCTCCGGGCGGTTGTCGTCCTTCACGCCGTTGATGTGGTGGACGTTCTCACCGAGCACGAGAGACCGTCCCAACTTCTCTTCCATGACGAACCGATGCTCCGCAACCTGACGGCCTCCGACCGAGAAGTCCGCCGCTTCCGCAGTTCCAGGTTCTCCGGGCGGTTGTCGTCCTTGATCTCGTTGATGTGCCAGACGTGTTCGCTGTTGGTCAGCCTGCGGCCTAGCTTCTGCTCCATCACAAACCGGTGTTCCGCGACCCGTCGATCTCCGTCCCACACAAATACATACCCGTTGTGCTTATGGACCTGACGCTCTGCGCGGGGCCGGCCGGTGTTTTCTGCGGCAGCCTGCGCCGCCCGCATCCTGGCCTTGGTCTCTTCGGTGTGCGGAATACCGAGGCGACGTTGGTTCCCTTGCAACGATGCTGAGACCTTCGCTGAGATCTTCGCTCGCGTCTCTTCCGAGACCTTGTGCCCCCTCATCGCCGCAGCAATCGCGGCGCGGTGTTCCGGTGTCTTCGGTACGCCCTTCTTGCTTCCCATCTTCTCCTCCTGGCTAGTGGGGGCCTTCATCGACCCCCACTATACCAGACTGAGGAGTTTCGTATCCCGTAGTGTTATCAGCTCGACAAGTTCGCGATTGAGAACATCTCGGGGTAATACACGGCCAAGGCGACACGCTCCTCGGCGCGGATCGCGACAAGGTTGGTCCTAAAAAAGTCCAAATGGCTGTTGGACGCCTCGAGCCTGATCCCGCCCTTACGGAACACCTGGCCGCCCTGCTGGAAGTTCCCGACGAGCGGGAAGCCAGCCGGCGCCCTTGCGGAGACCACGGTGTTGAGTCCCCACGGGCTCGACTGCCCAGGCACGAACGGTCCGCCGCCGTAGTAGTCCCCCGGCGTGTTCTTCTTCACGCGCAGGGTCCACCAGTCCGTCGGATTGATGAACAATGCGTCGGGGTCGACCTTGGCCGCGTTCTGCACGTCCTTGATCGCGTCTGCGATCGCGTCGAACCCGTTGCCGTCTGTACCGCCGATCGTGGTCGAGAGCCCGACGCCCGTCGCGGCTGCGTAGATCTCCGTGGCGAGCTTCTTGTCCTCGGCCTGACGCACCATGAACGGGAGTTGCGCGTTGATGTATGCGGCGATGACCGAGCTGTCCTCGAGCATCTCCTCCGACACGGGGATGAACGCCGCCAGCTTCTGCAGCGTGACCGTGACGTCGTCGAACGCGAACTCCGCTCCCGGCTTCTGCTGTGACTCAACGGTCACCGCGTCGGCCGGTGCGTTGCGGGTCGTCGTCTTGATGTACTTGATCGTCCCGCCTTCTGCGGTGCCTGATGCGAACAGCCCCGCCAGTGACGGCGTCTCCTGGATCAGCCCCGGTGTTTTGAGGCCCCCCAGTTGCTGCTGGAAGATCGCGTCGGCGTTGGAACCCGTCGACTCCAGGACCGCGTCGCCCGCTGCACCGAGGAACTCGAGCGACGGCGTGCGCCAGTCACCGGACATCCCCTGGAGCATGAGCGCCTTGTACCCGTCCGAAGACACGAACGCGTCTCCTGGGGTACGAGCTCTCGACGCATCGACCTTCTCTGCGGGCTCGGATGACATGACATCGCCGAGTCGCTGGATCGACGCTTCGAGCGTCTCGTTGTCCTGCAGGTCGGCGATCTTCTGCGCCCACGTCGTCGCGGACGCCATCTCACGCTCGATCTCGTTACGCTCATCCTCGGTCGGGGAACGATCCTCGGACTTGGCTACCGCGAGCAGTTCCTTGGCTCTCTCGGTGTGCCGACGTTTCTCGGCCTCGTACACGTCCAAGCGTTCGGACATGGCTCCTCCTAGTTCTCCGTGCTCGGATCATTCACGACGCTTCGGCGCCGCTACTCCGCCAGGACGCGCAACCTCGTCTCGAGGTCGGCCAGTTCTTCCGCCGAGAGACCAGTGGGCTGGTCTGAGGACTCGGACTCCGCATCCGCCTCGAACAGAGACGGAGCGGAAGATGCGATCGGGAGCGTGTAGGACGACGCTGCGGGCTGCAGGAGGGCTTGAACGGTGCCTTCGCGGCTCCCGACGCCATCGGCCATGCCCAACTTCACGGAATCGGCCGCCGATACGACCCGGCCCTCGCCGAACCCCTTGCGGACGTCGTTCACGCCGACACCGCGGCCCTTGGCGACGTCGGAGACGAACATCCCGTAGTAGTCGTCCACGAGCCCTTGCAGGTGCGCTTTCGCACCTTCTGAGAGCGGCTCGAAGGGATTTCCCTCGGTCTTGAAGCGGCCGGCGGACACGAGCGTCGTCTTGACGCCCTCGGAATCGCGTTTCGCGGACTCGTCCTCGTGTGCGGTGAATACGCCAATCGAGCCGACCCTGCCGGACTTCGTGACGACGAACTGGTCTGCCTGGGAGGCCAGCCAGTAGGCAGCGGAGCTCGCCTCGGAGTTCGCGACGGCGACGATCGGCTTCTTCCCGCGGGCAGCGCGCATCTCTGCGGCCATCTCGGGGACCTGATCGACCATCCCACCGGGCGAATCGACGTCGATCACGACGCTCGAGACCTCCGATGCGGACATCGCCTGACGGAACTGGGAACGGAACCCCTCGATGGACGTCGCGCCTGAAACCTCCGACATGAGGCCCGCTTTCGGCACGATCACGCCGTGCAGAGGCAATATCGCGACCCCAGAGGGGCTCTGAGACCGAGTTCGGGCCGCTCCGATGCGCTGGGAGACCTCTTCGGCGCTCAACCGGCCACCTTCGGCGCGGAACGCCAGGATGTCGACGATCACGCCCAGCATCGCGGGCCTGATGGCCCACGGCGTCTCCCCGACGGCGCGCAGGATGTGCTCGTAACGGACCCGCGCACCACCCTCAGCGGCCGATTCCTTGACCCTGAGGAACGCCTGACGCGCCGCGGGGTCCTGCATGAGCGTTCTGAACTCGCTGATCGCGTCCGAAGAGTCGAACACCTCATCCGTCATGGCTTTCCTCCAAGATTCGCGCCCAATCGACGTCGCTGTGGCCGTTTCGAGCCGCAGGAGCGAGCGTCACGGGCGCTACGGGTGCCTGCGGGGGCGCATCGCCCGCGTAGTTGTAGTTGGCGGGCCTCGCGGGGGAGTTGTAGGGGTTCTCCTCGTCGTTGGGGTCTCCAACAGGCGCTTGGCCGCGCTTGGCGCGCATCTCGTTGACACTCATCCACGGCACCTGGACCGAGTTCCGTGCCGCGTTGGCCTGCTCCTCGAAGTCGCCTTGGAGCTTCTCCTCGATGTTGAACTCCACATAGAGGTCGGGATCGTCGAAATCGGGCACCAACTGCAGCGTGAGGGCCGATTCGATCATCGCGGACCACGTTCCGAGCACATCGACGTACAGAACGGTGCGGAACTCCTTCATCGAGGCGAACGTCGGGGTGGAAGTGCGAGAAAGCATCGCGAGGGGGATCTGGTAGGCCGTGGCGACGGTGTCGAGGCCGAACTGGCGGCCCTGGATGAACTCCGAGTCCCTCGGGGAGAAGGAATCGGCGTCCCAGGTCATCCCGTCTTCCAGGATCGGGGCTTTCCCGGCGTTATCGGCCCCGGAATGGGCATTCTGCCAGTCAGAACGGAACCGTTCGCGGGCATCGTCGGACCACGGACCCGAGTCCTTCGGCCGAAGGATGATCCCGTCCCGCCTCGCGGCGTTCCGCCAGAATCCCCGCCGGTGCTGCGATGCGGCCAGTTCTTCGGCCAGGATCGACTTGAGTGCGTACAGGATCGGGCTCCCGACACGCGGATCGAGGGGGTTGTAGCCCCGGATGTGGACGATCTCGTTCGTTTCGAAGCGTTTCGGACCTGCGGAGGTCGTCAATTCGTACCATCCGACCCCGGACACGACCGAACCCTCTTTCGGCTCGACGAGCGTCACCGGGAGCCGGACCAGACGCCGTTGACCGCCGGTCTGCGCCTTCCACCAGAACGAGTTCATGTAGACGCAGAGGTCCGAAACCGTGTCCCGCATGAAGTCGAAACGCGACGTTTGGGCGTTCGGAGCGTCCAAAAGCGCCTGCAGCGGCGAATCCGAGGCTGGTTCGCGGTCCGTTTCCCCGCCTCGGCGGTACGTCTTCAGCCGAAGGTGCGCCATGTTCTGCGCGAGGAAGTTCACGCAGGTGCGAACCGCCCACTGGCTCCGATAGACCTCTCCGAGCGAGGAGAACGAGTCTCCGAGGCGGATCAGGTCCACCACGCCCGGAGAGAACGACACCCCACCGGGCCCGGTGGGCAGAGCCGTGTCGAAACCCGACAACGCCCCGAAGCTCGGGGGGCGGTACGGATCGGGCTTGGTCTGGAAGCTGTTGGCGAGCCGTTCTCTGAGTCCCAAGGACCCTCCAAAAACTTTGTGTAGACCGCTTGACAAGGTGCCGGGGTATGTGTAGAGTCATACACATGAAGAACACCACAAACACCCAGCCCCGCGAGAGCGGGAGAGAGGAGGGCCAAATGGCCTTCACCGAGATTGCCGCCCGCCCCGCGTCCGAGAAGGGTGCGCTTGCACACTTCGCCACCACCTGCACCGAGTGCGGGATGGTGCTCGCCAGCACGATGCAGTCGGAGATCCCCTTCGACATGCAGCGTCACGCCGAATACCACGCGGTCAAGGCCGCGAAGGTGGCGGCGCCGAAGTGGACGGTCTACAAGTGAGGCGGGACAATCCCGCTTACTGCGAAAGGTGTGGTGGAGAATGCAAGATTCCCGGTCCCTTCGCTCCGCAGCCCGTAGAGCGAAAGAAGCCCAGCACCGTGCAGACGCGGCGAGGCACGTTCTCCGAGTCGCGATCCAGGAAGCCCGCGAACAGGGGATGACGCTGCGGGCTATCGCCGATGTCACCGACCTCTCCTTCGGCCGGATTCACCAGTTGTCACAGCCCTAGACGGTCATCAGCCCGCGCCCGCCCTCATAGGCCGACCCGGAAGCGATCTCAAGCACGGCGTAGGCGAGGGTGTCCACGAAGTCGTCGTGCCGTCCTGCGGGGAACGCGAGGAGCTCTTCCTCGATCTCGCGGAACCATGGCGTCGACGCCGGCGGGAACCAGACCTGGCCCCGTTCCATGCGCGCCGTGGCCGGAAGCGCCCTCGAAACCTTGTCCTTGTCGGCTTTCAGGTCTTGGACCGGGAGACCCTGACGCTCGGCCTCCTGGATGATCATCATCTGCCGGGTGGCCTTCTCCACGTACAAGATGCCGCCGTACTGGTCGTAGGCCCGTTTGAGTTGCGGGACGATATCCGGACCCTCGTAATGCCCCCGGTTCACGTCCAGCAGCAGCAGATGGGACTTCGGAGTCACCGCCCAGGACGAGATGACGGTGAAGTCGGCGCCCTCCTCGAGCGACCAGGCGAGGTCGACCGTGTGGAACCGCCGGCAGGATTGAGCCGAGACAGCTTCGTCCCCGAGCATGTAGAACCGCTCTTCGCCCTCGAACCGGGTCCGGTAGTGCTGGATCCAGTCGGCGTGGAACAGACCCGATCCCGTGGAGATGAACTCCGCCTCGTACTCCTGGGAGAACAGCAGCGAAGACATCGTCTGTCGTGCCTCTTCGATGTCCTCCGCAGGGATATAGGGCGATTCGGTCGAGGGAACACGCCAACGGGCCCAGCCCTTCGTGTTCTCCGCGTCGGCGTAGAGGTCGTGGAACCAGTTCAGCCCCTTGGGGGTGGAGATGAACATGGCGAATCCCCGCCGAACCGAGAGCGCCGGCCGGATGTAGGGCCATGCTTCGGGCTTGGCCTGAGCGGCCTCGTCGAACACGACCCCATCGAGCGTCGGACCACGCAGCGAGTCCGGGTTATCAGCCGAGCGGAGCTGGATCGTCCCCCCGGTCGGCAGCGTGATGCGGAAGATGGGTCTGCCCTCGAACCGGGCTCCAGGGATCTGCCGACAGAGCCGGTCGATGATGTGCCAGCCAAGCTCCCCGATCGGGAACGAGGGAGCGACCCACTGGACGGTCCCTCCCGCCAGGGCTGTAGCGACGCATTTCGTCGCTCCGAGGGAGGTCTTGCCGAACTGCCTCCCGCAGACCACGACCTTGAATCGGGCGGGGTCCTGGAAGATCTCTAGCTGCTTGGGATGGAGCTCCGGGAGTCGGACGTCAAGCTGGGGTACCCGCAGCGGGGAGGCTTCTTGGGCTGGGTTCTTCGTCCTGCTCAACGACTTCTCCCTCGATGAAAGACTGGACCACCGAAGGTGCCAGCGCCCCGCCGTCGTGGAAGCTCAACTGGATCTGGACCTGCGGCGCGGCCTGGAGCGCCTGCGGCATCGGCGGCGCGAAGCCGGATTCCCGCCGTTCGGCGAACTTTTT